AAATTGCATTTAACAATCGGCGCAGAACTCTTGGAAGATTCAAAACAAAAGAACTTGCAGAAGAATTTATAGATTTAGCAAGGGAAATGTTACACGGCAACTTTGCAAACAAAGGAATAACTGCGTGAAACTTATTAAACTAACTAACGCTGCCAAGGGGCGCATCGGTGAGGGTCTGATTATCAACACAGACCTGATTGCGTCAATCTTCCAGCACACCCAAGAAGACGGCACAGAGGTTCGTGTTTGCTACGGTATGAACGGCAACTCTTGGGAGGTATCCGAGAGCTTTGACGAAATCATGGACAAGATAGGGGCTTAGTATGGCAACGATTGTCGAGGTTAAAGGCCAACTAGACACCCACGAAGCTGTCTGTGCTGAACGCTATCTCGGAATCAATGCCAGGCTCAAGCGCCTAGAGCAAATCCTAATCGGCTCCGCTGGCTGCATAATCCTCCTTCTGCTAAGCCTAGTGGTGAAATGACCACCATCGCTGCCAAAGCGTCTACGGGAGAGATTGCCGCAGACTCGATGGTCAGCGGTGACGACTCCTTCTACCTTGTAGAGAAACTCCGTAGGGGGCAGACAAGCGTCTACGGGGGTTGCGGAGATTGGGATAAACTATTAAAGTTCTACAATTCGTTGGAGTCTGGGGCTGACCTAGACTCGGATACGGATGTGACCGTTCTCGAACTCAGAAGTGATGGCATTTGGATTTACGAGAGTACCATCATTCCTGCGAAGATAAAGAACGACTTTTGGGCAATTGGAACTGGGGCAAACTTTGCTATCGCTGCCATGCACTTAGGCTTAACTCCGGCAGAAGCAGTAAAGCTGGCGTGTCTGTACGATACATCCTCCCATGAGCCAATTGACGTAATGACTCTAAGCGGGAGGAAGCGTGGTAGCACTAAAAAAGGTGTCGGACGAGGAACTAATAGCGGCGTTTAAGACATACGGCAGTCCACAGAAGGTCTCACAGGTTCTAGGCATAGACGTAGGTACGGTTTACAGAAGGCGGTCGGCAATAAAAGACGTATCCCTACCCTCCTTTGCCGCAAGACAGCACAGCATCGCCAACACATACATCCCAGATAACCGCAGGGTTATATCCCACACCGTCGATAACGGTCACGTCTTCATAGCATCCGACTGCCACTACTGGCCGGGTGAGGAAACCGTAGCACACAAGGCGTTTGTTTCCCTGCTAACCGAATTTAAGCCCAAGACCATCATCCTAAACGGCGATGTCTTTGACGGGGCTAGAATCAGCCGCCACGCCGCCCTGATGGGCACTAACCCCCCTACCCCTAAGCAAGAGATAGAAGCCTGTCAAGACCGTCTAACCGAGATTGCCAACGCTTCTAAGAACGCTACTAAGTTCTGGACATACGGGAACCACGATACACGCCTCTTTAACTACATCGCTACCCATGCGGACGCTTTAGTAGAGTTCTCAGACTTGTTTGCGTACTTCCCTGGCTGGCACACGGGATGGCGGGTAGACATAAACAACTCGCTGATAGTCAAGCATCGGTGGCACAACGGGCAACACGCAACTTATAACAACGCCTTGAAGTCTGGCAGAAGTATCGTCACAGGACACCTGCACAAACTGATGGTCACGCCTTGGGTTGACTACAATGGGCGCAGGTACGGAATAGATACTGGAACCCTTGCAGAACCTAGTGGCGACCAGTTTGTTTACACAGAAGAAAACCCCGTGAACTGGTGTTCAGGGTTCGCGGTGCTGACATTTAAGAATGGTATGTTATTACCTCCAGAACTATGCGAAGTAATAAATGGGGTGGCTTACTTTCGAGGAGAGAAAGTGGGATAAATGAGTGATTTAGTAGCCTCGGCAAAAAGTGCAGCGCAGGGTATAAAAAGCGCGATTGCGGCAGGTAAAGAAATAGAATCAGTAGTCCAAGACATACAGAAACTAGGGGTCGCAGAACTCCAAGCCAAGCAACAATTCCAAAAGAAGCAACGGGTGGTAAAGGGTGACACCACCATCCTCACGGCCTTCGCAGAGTGGAGAAGACTCAAGGAAGTGAAGGAAGCCGAAGACGACCTATTCCAGCAGCTTGTAGAACGCTACGGAAAGGAAAAGGCAGAGTTCGAGTGGAAGGACATCCAAGCCATCAAGGAACGCCAAATTAAGGAACTCAAGGACGGGCGCGACGAGATGGGGCGCGACCTAAAGAAACTCCGTGAACTCAAGGTTATGTGCTTCATAGCCTCGCTAATCATAGTCACCACTTACTACATCTTCAAAGGACACCTGTAATGCTATCCCTAATATCCTCCGCTGTCGGATTCCTAGCCTCTGGCTTACCGCAAATCTTAAACTTCTTCCAAGACAAGGCTGACAAGGCCCAAGAGTTGAAGTTAGCCCAGATGCAGACCGAGCGCGAGTTAGCCCTTGCAGAACGCGGTTTTATCGCCCAGCAGAAGGTCGAGGAGATTCGTACAGACCAGATTGCGCTTCAGACCGACGCAGACCGCCAGAGTGCCGCTTTAGACCACGACAAGGCTATCATGGCTCGGGCTTCCAATTGGGTCGTCAACCTGAACGGTATCGTGCGTCCGGCAGTCACCTTTATCTTCGTCCTAGAGTTGGTGCTAATCAACATGGGTCTGACCTACTTCTTGCTAAAAGGCGGTCTTGGAAGCATGGACGTGGAGCAGTTCATCGCCGCCACGGACGTAATCTTCTCCGAGGACGAGATGGCACTACTGTCTGGGATTATTGCGTTCTGGTTCGGAAGTAGGCAATGGGGTAAGAAGTGAAAGTCAGCAAGGAAGCGATTGAGGGCATCAAGAAAGACGAAGGGGTAAGGACAAAACCTTACCGTTGCCCCGCCCTGCTTTGGACTGTCGGTGTAGGGCACGTTATAGACCCAAACCACATAAGGGTGAAGCTCGATGAACGCAAAAATATACCCCTTCCCCCAGAGTGGGACAGAGTTCTTAGCATGGCAGAAGTCGATGCTATCTTGGCCGCAGACTTGGCTACGTTTGAACGAGGAGTTCTGCGCCTCTGTCCAGGTGGACTTACTCAAGGCCGCTTTGACGCTCTGGTTTCCTTCAGCTTCAACGTCGGGCTTGGCAACCTCCAAAGGTCAACCATCCGCATGAAGCACAACCGTGGTGACTTTGAGGGTGCTGCGGAAGGGTTTATGGCGTGGACTAAAGCCGGTGGTAAGGAACTGCCTGGTCTAGTTAAACGCCGGAAGCACGAACGCGCTCTCTATGAATCTGAGTAATTCTCTCTTTTAGTTCTTCTGCTACGGTCAAATTGTGCTTGGCCTCAAACTGGTCTAGCCACTTCCTCCTCGCCTCCTTTGTCGGAAGCGTCAAAACATACCTTGCCAGCCCCTCAATCTTCGCCTCATGTTCTGACATCACGATTTGATAGAACTCCTCTGGGGTAGCGGTAAAGGTTCCTCTATTAACCAGCCCTAGCAAATGTTTTATGCAACGCTTTTCTTGCGGTGGTGACGGCTCTGGCTGCGTCAGATTTTCGAACAAATCTCCCAAGATAGTACCTCTTATAGTTGGCCATTATGTGCGCCTCGTAAAACTTTTCCTTCCTCTTGTAGACCCCCTTAATGTTCGACTTGGTTCTCTCCCTGCGCTTGGAGTTCCACCTATTCTCCATCTGCGTGGCTACCCTGAGATTGCTTAACCTATTGTCGGCAAACTTGCAGTTTATGTGGTCAACCTGCTCCGGCCAGTACCCGTGGTGGTACGCCCAGACAATCCTGTGGGCAAAGTAAGGCTTCCTAAATATAGCGATTTTGCGATAACCGCGAGGGGTTATGTGACCGGCTACCCTATTCGCGTACCTGCGGTTCCACATGACGTAAGCAGAATACTTGGCGAAAGCCTCAATGGGTCGAGGCTTCCACACAAGTCTTCCACGCCTGTAATCAAACAGGGCTTTCAGTTGTTGCTGGCTTAGAATGGAATGTCTTCCTCAAGCGATTCCTGACGCTTTGGCTCTGCCTTTGGTTTTGGCAGTTCCACCTTGAGGCTCATAAACTTCTGCCCAGACTTGCCTGTCTTAATCCACGCGGCTAACTGGTACTCAGTCCCGTCCACGTTTAACTTGCCTTTGTACGCTGGAGCCTTCTCGTTGTCCGACTCGTTCTTAAACAACACCCCAGAATTACTGTTATCGTATTCCATTTATTTCTCCTATTTGGCTGCTAAATATAAACCCACATTGCCAAGGCTATAACCTAAGAAAGCCACGCCAAGACCCACCTTACCCTCTAGTAGCAACTGCACAGCTACCACAAGGTATACAACACCGATACCGGCTATTAACCACGCCGCCACTCAAGCCACCCCGCGAAGATAATAACGCCAAGCATACATAGCACAAAAAACGCCGCGTCCTGCGCGTACAAGTGTGCAGCTATAAGTCCGTCTCTCATTCGTCTTCCTCCGTATTATTCAAAAGCTGGTACTTGATTACCTCTAAGACCCCGACTACCGAGGCTAGAGGAAGTGCCTCGTCAAACTTCTCTAGAACCCCAATAATCTCTTGGTACAGGGCTTCTATCATCACCTGCTGGCTCAACCCCTCATCTCCTGCGCCAAGCTCTTAAATCCCCATTCCTCTGCCATCCTCGCGCACCGCAACATCTCCTCCTCGCGCACGATTTCCGAAAACCTTTGCAACTGGGTTCTAGAGTCTTCGTGGAAGTTAAACAACAACTCCCCTTCCTTTAAGAACAATCCCGCCTCTACCGCCAGGTCATCAATCGTCACACTCGGCCTCCACTTCTGATAAGAACACCTGAATCTTGTCCAACATCTCGTCTATTTCCTTTTGCTCCGGCTCAAACCGCACGATGAACAGCATCTTGCTGACCGGCAGTCGGGAGTCAAAGCTCACAAAGTCGCACCACTTCCTACCTGTGCAAGCAAGTTGGAGCATCATCTGATTCTTGTATTTAGCGGGAACCTTGCCAGCCTTCCTGTACTGGAGGTGCGTGGCCGTGTTCGGGTTCTTAATCTCTACCAGACCCTCATCCCCCACCAAGCCGTCAGGAGACGCTCCTAGCCACTTTATAGTCGGGTGTGGGACAAAGCCTACTTGGTCTACGAAAACGCCCGTGTGAGCCTCGTATGCGGCTCTGGCGATGGGTTCCTGTTCCGTACCCCTAATCATGGCCGCGTTGGGCGCAAAACTAGCCTGTTGGGTCTTGGTGAGTCTTTCTGCTACGAGCTGCCAGAGGTAGTTCTTGCGGGTCTCTGTGTCCTTACCCGCTAGGGCATCGCTAACCCTGCTCGCGGTGCAAAACCCCAGCCTCGCTTCCAGCCATTCCTGTGAACCTTGGACTATTTCTTTGTAATCGGTCATACAGCCTCCTCTTGGCTATGTGTAATTCTGCCTCTAACCTATCCGCACTCATCCGTAATCTCTGGGCTACATTGTGGCTCAGGTTGTACGGGTACTGTATATACCTTGCCTTCAAAACCCTGCGGCTTATATCGGGTAAAACCCTAACCGCGTTCTCTACTTCCTGCCCGTCCAACATATCGGGTTCTATCCTTGGCTCCTCGCCTTCAAAGACATCCTCGGACTCGTAGTTACCTTCTGCGCTGGCGCATTGGGTACGGTGTTCAGGGCCAACATGACCCCACGCACAATAGAACGCCCAGTTCTTTAGTCTTTCTTCCGAAACCATAAGTCGTATAACTCCGGCCTGTTTTCTTTAATCCAAGGTTGGGCAGATTGTATAAGTTCCTGCGCGTTGCGTCCACACGTTTGAGAACCGACGTGGTGGACGTAAGCCCTGCTGATGGCGTGCTGGAAGCCCTTCTTCTGGATGTCCAAGCATTGCACGTCGTCCGAGTACCAGTTGATAGGCGGGAAGTCCACCCACGCGTCCTTGGATATGTAACTACAAATCGGGGCTATAACATCTGTGATGTTAATAAGGTTTTCGGTCTCGTATTTGAACCACTCCATTTTTCCCTGCCCTAGCCTAATGTTCTGCAATCCTCGGGCATAATCAGACCTAGCGGATGCCCATCCGAGGGGGATTCTTTTGTCTTGAAGAAACGCAACGTCCTCGCCAAGCAGCTTCCAGGTGGTAGGGTTGAACACAATATCGTCGTTACAGACCACAACCTCGTCCAACTCCTCGAACGCCCGCTTGACCACGGCGT